GCCGCCGTCAGGGTCAGCCCATGCGCCATCGTCGCGGGATCGGCAATCAGGATGCGCAACGGGTCTTCGCTACGCTGAAACCTGCGGAAGATGTCCGTTCGCTCATCCTGCTTGACCGATCCGTTGACGATGGCGCAAGGCCATGACCGTGACAAATCCTTAAATAGCATATTCAACACATTTGTCAATGGCGCAAACACGATCAGTTTCTCGCCGCATTCCTCGACGATCTCGCGCAGCACGTCAATTCTCGGCTTGGCGTCGAGCGAATGCGAGGCGTGCTCGGTGTCATAGATCGCGCCGCAGATCACCTGGATCAGTTTGGTGCGCAGCGCCGCCTCGTTGACTGCGTGCACCAGCGAACCGTCCTGCATCGCCAGCACGGCCTCGTGCTTCAGCACCTTCAAAGCCTTCTGCTGCGTGTCCGACAGGTCGGCTTCGCGCTGCTGCACGGTGCAAGGCGGCAGGTCGAGGCAGTCGCTGGTCGCGTAGCGGATCGAGGGTTGCAGCATTCTATGCGCCAGCAGCGCCGATCCGGCGCGCGGCAGCCACTTGAACTGCGTCAACCGCAGCATGACGCGCTCGCGGTAGCTGGTGAAGCTCTCGCCGCTGGCGTTGTTTACGAGCTTGGCCAATCCGTAGGCGTCGAGGGGGCCGTTTGGCGTCGGCGCGCCGGTCAGGAGCCAGAGATAATCGCGCTGACCAACGAGCGCCCGAGCCGCACGATGCCGTCGCGTTTGCGCGTCTCGATAAGCAGCAGCTTCGTCGACAATGGCCAGTCTGACGTCGGATCGGGCAGCGATGTCTTTGGCCAGCCCGTCGAGTGTCGGTTTGCGGCCAGCCGATAGACCGACGCCAAGTCCGTCGTGGTTGATGATGTAGAAGTCAACGTCCTTCTCCAGCAGTTTGCGACGCTTGTCGGCCGTGCCGTGCAGCACGACACTGGTGCGCCGGCCGATCAGGTTTTGAAAAATTTCCTTTTCCCACACGTCGCGCAGCGTCGACAGCGGCGAGACGATGATCGCCCGCATGCGGTCTTTTCCCGCTGCGTCATTTTGCTGCATCAGATAGTCGGCGGCCCACAGCGCGCTCAGCGTCTTCATCGTGCCCATGTCGTTGAAGCAGAACGAGCGCCGGTTGGCGACGAGGAAATTGGCGGTGATCTTCTGGTGCAGCAACGGCACGCGCGGGCGCTTGATCGGCCAGTCGTAGCCGTCGAGGTCCATCGGCGCTGTGACTTCGAGCCCGAGATCAGCGCACGCCTGCACGTTGCGCAAGCTCGCTGGCACAGCGACAAAGCCCGGCATGATCTGCTGCGCGCCCTCGGTCGCGGCGAGGATGCGCAGCGGCGTGCCTGTCGGGTAGATCAGAGCGTCGTGGACGACGGAGTAGAACATCAAAACAGCCCGAGCATGCGCTTGACCGCCGGCAGCTCAGGGTTGTTTTCAAGGCAACACTGCCCGCCTGCCGTGCTGATCTTCGCCATGACGTGATCCTGCGCTGTGGTCGGCGTGCTGACGCCGGGCCGCTTGGCCTCGACGCCGTAGAACCGCCCTTGCCAGCAGAACAGCACGTCGATCGTCGTCGAGCCATAGCCGGTCTGCACCGGCCAGAATTGGTACGCGCCGATCTCGTCGAGCAGCTTCTTCAGCGGGCGTTTGACACCAGCCTCGATCATTTGAACCGTCCGCGTTCGCGGGGCTGTCGCTCAGCTTTTGCGCTACGTTTCTCGCGCACCTCGGGGTCGCGCCACGAACGGCGCTGGCCTTCGCCAACGAGTCGATTGCGGTTGGCCAGTTGCTCGGGCGTCATGCTGCACCCTTCAGTGGGAACTGAACCACATTGCCGTCAGCCGGGTAGCCCGGAACAGCAGGCGGCGTCTCGCCGGTCGTCAACATGATGCAGCGCACGGCGTGGTAGGGGATGAACAGCCCCTTACCGTCGTAGTAGTGCCCATTGGCGCGCATCGTCGTGATGAGCACGTCAAGGCTGAACTCAGGCGCAACTTCCGTCACCATCATGATTGGCGCGTCGCCCATGATGTGCAGAAAGCGTTTCGGCTGGCTCATCGTTCCTTGCTCCGGTTGAACTCGCACGACAAAACTTCACACCAGCCACAGAGCGCGTTCGGCATTGGCTTCCACGTCTCGGTCGCCGCGCATTGCTGCGCTTCGTTGTAGGTGGCGAACGTGCCGGCGACCGCGCGGTCCATGTTGGTCAGGTCGTAAATCTCGCCGAGTCGGTTCTCGCGCGTCCAGCAGTACGCGCCGGTGAAGCGCTTGATCTCGGGAAAATTGGCCTTGACCAGCATCGCCTGAATGAACAGCTCGCGCGGGTCTTCGCGCACCTTCCCCGTCTTCCAGTCGACGAACAGCACGCCGTCGCCCTTGCGCGCCATCGTATCGACCTTGCCGCGCAGCCACGGATCGGGCGGCCCCCAATAGGCGGCCGGCTTCAGATCGACGCTGCATGCGAGTTTGAACTCAGCCTGCGCGCCGGCGGCGACCAGTGGTGCGGCCAGCGCCTCGAACGCGGGCGTCCAATCTGCCGGCGGCTTGCTGTCATTGATGCGGCGCTCGAACAGCGTGTGGACGCGGATGCCTTCCTTCAGCTCGGGCGTCTCGACCTTCGGTAGATCGCGCAGCACATACTTGTGGTGCGCCTTCCGGTGGCAGTTGGCAAAATCGTTGAGAAACGAGTAGCTGAGCGGCGGGAGTTTAGCCATAACTCGCTCCTATTTTGCACTCTGCGCCAAGCGGCAGACCAGGAGCCCAAGCAGGCTCGACAGCCATGCAGGCCACCAGGAAACGCCCATGGCGATCAGGCTGCTTGTCGTCGGGGATCAGCACCCACAGGTCGTCGTGCGCCATGCCGACGATCGGATAGCCGGCTTCCTTGACGCGCAACAGCGCCTGGCTGGTGACGATGCGCGACAGCCATTGGATCACGTTCTCGACCAGCTTCGCGCCATACATCTTGACCCAGCCGTCGCGCGTGCGCAGTCGCCACTCGCGCTCGTCCGACCGCCATTGCAGCTGCGTGTAGTCGAGCCACACGCCATTCGGATGATAGAGCCGACCCTTCTCGCCGTGCAGCAGGTCGCCCGGCCCCCACTCAAACGCAACGCCGGCCTTCAGCTTGGAGATCACATGACCGGCAGTCTTCCACAGCACCTCGACCTTCGGATGCGTGTCGCGGTACAAATGCTTCGCCCGCGCGCCTTCTTCGAGCGTCAGATAGACCGGCGGCCCATACGTGCCGCGCGCCGCCGTGCGGACGATGGTCTCGTCGCCCGCGCCGAACCCGCAGCTCAGTTCGAGCTGCTTGCCGGTGCCGCGCTTGGTCTCCATTTCGACAAAGTCAGGATCGCCCTTCTCGGGCTTGCGGATCGGCTGACGGTAGAACTCGCTGGCGATGCCGATGTAAGGGTCGACGCCGTCGCGAAAGCGCTGGAGCACGTCCTCTTGCCCGGCGAACCAGTTGACCAGGCGACACTCGCCCTGCGACTGGTCTACCGACGCAAAAAGATAGCCGTCAGGCGCTCTAAGGCCGCGTCGGAGATCAGACCTTCGACGGAGATTTTGAGCGTTGATGCTGTCGCCACCGCCCCATCGACGAGTATGAGCGGCGCAGTATGACAAATAAACGCAAAGCGGTCCCCGTCGAGACATTGCAGCAAGTCGACCAGCTCTTGTTTCGTCAAGTGTGCTTCTAACTTCTGTTCGCGCAAGCGCAAGGTCGGCGACTCGTTCATTGTCATGCTCCAGCAGGTCTTTCATGAATTGGTCAGTCTTGGCAAAGGCCGGGATTGGCCCTGCCTTGCCTTCCTTGTAGACGATGTCGACGCCTTCGGCTTCGAGCAGCTTGCCGAACTTGTCGGCGCTCATCAGGTCCTTCTCGCCGACGTCGAGCGCGTACAGCTTCTCGTTCTTGCGCAGGGCCTCGTCGTCGCGGATTTTGTCGAATAGCACCGTGTCGCCGACGAGCTTCGGCTCGGTGAACATGCGCACGGTCGAGTCGATGATCGCCAGTTCCTCGCGCGGAAAGCCGCCCATCAATTTCTCGAAGATCGCCCACGTCAGCTCCAGGTCGTGAATGCAGCCGTCGATCACCAGCCGCTGGGCCGCCGCGTCGAGATCGCTCCAGTGCCGGCCCCGCATCAGGTCGTAGGGCACGGTCTTGGGCGCTAACTTGAAGTGGTGCGCCAACTTGTCGAGCCCGACACGGACGTGGTTGCCGAGCACGAGGCGCGCCATGCTCAGCGTGTCGAACCAGAACGCCGGCTTGATCCCGAAATGGTGCGCCAGGATCAAGCCGTCGAAATGAGCGTGGTGCGCCAGGACCGCTGTGTTCGACCAGTCGACCGCGCCGCGCAGCCAGTCCTTGTTCGCGCCGTCGATCCACGAGTAGCCACCATGCGCCCAGCGCACGCCGAAGCCGAAGCACTCGAAGCGCGGATCGCGCACGTAGGCTTCGGTCGTCATTTTTGACAGCGTGTAGTCGGCGCTGAAAAACGTCTCGGCGTCGAGCGCAATGATGTCCATCACTCTTCCTGCGCCGTAGCGCGCCCAACGCTCATAATCTGGTTGCGCGCGCGTTTGACTGCAAATCGCGCCAGCCAGTACCTCTGCTAGCACATCGGGAGCGTTAGCCAACACACGCCCAGTTGGCGTCACGCACAGCGCCGACAATGCAGCGCGCATTTCTTTGGTGGTCATTTGATCAGGCCTCATTTCGGCAGCAGGCGTTCGGCGGCGCTGGTCGCGTAGCCGGCGATAGCGTCGTAGTGATCGCGCAGATCGGGATCGCCGACCAGAGCGCCGGTCAACGCGCGCAGCAGCTCATCGATCGCCACCTTGGACGTATCGCCGAGCTTCGCCCAGTTCGGCCCGTCGCGCACGACTGCCTGCAAACGGATGAGCAACGCGGCGTAGATCGCCAGATCGCCGTGCGCGGCCTCGCGCGAGCGGATCACCAGGCGCACGTCGACCGTCGTCGGGCGCTGCTTGGGCGGCGCGTAGGCGTTCTGCGCTGCGTCGCCCTCGAAATGAGCGTGGTCCTTGCCGGTCAGCGGGTCAAGCTGATCGCGCATGTCGGTGTCGACGGTGTTCAGGATGTCTTTCATCTTCATGGCGCTACCTCTCGATCGTGACAGGATCGGCGTGCTCTTGACCCGCCGCTGTGCCAATCGCTTCGCCGATATGTGTCCAAAGTTTCTTGCCGAAGATCACCCGGTGGCCCTCGAACGTGACGACGAGGAAGCCGCCGCCGCCCTCGCGGATGCGGCAGGGGGGGTGGGCGATGCGGCTGACGCTCTTGCGCGTCACCTTCTTGCCGCCGGCCTCGCGAACCGCCTCGCTGATGATCTCGGCGGCGTCCACGCCATGCTCCTTGATCGCCGCCGCCGCCGTCGACAGCGACACCGCGCCGTCGCGCACCTGGTTTTGTATCTCCTGCGACGCAGCCTGGAAATCGAGCAGCTCGCCGACGTAGCTTGGCGACTTGCCGAGGCGGCGGGCAATCTCGGCGACGCTCAGACCGAGCGAATAAGCACGTTTGATATTGTGGCCTTCCTCCAGCGGCGTCAACCGCTTACCGGCGTTTTGAAGGTTCTGGTTAAGGATGCGGTCGACATCGTTCGAGCCGCGCCGCTCCGGCACGCAAGGAACGGTCTCGATCGCAACGCCAAGCTCGATCGCCCGCAGCGCCGCCGCCAGCCGGCAATGTCCATCAGCGATATAGACCTCGTCGCCCTGACTGAATACCGTCAGCGGATGCGATTGGAGAAATCCATTCTCGACGATCGACAGCGTCAGCGCGCCGATGTGGCTCGCGTTCTCAGGGTCGTTGGCGTCGCGCGCGTTCAACCCCGGCATGACCTTCAGTCGCCGGGGATTGATATTGAGCAGCGTGCCACGCGAGTCGGCGAACTGTTTCAGGTCAGCCATGCAAGCCTCTGGATCAGGAACGGCGCACCCTATGCCGCTTTTGGTGATTTTGTCAATTGTGCTTGTTTGCCGAGCGCGTAGATCGCCCGGAATGTCGCGATGGCGCGTTGGGGCACGCCGCGCTTTTCCCAGGCCGACACCGCCGTCTGGCCGAGCATGTAGCCGCGCTCGGTGAACAGCGCCGCGACCTCGCTCTGACTGAGCTTGAGGCTCTTGCGCCATTCCTTGAACAGCGGTCCTTCGATCTGGGTCATAGGATCAACTCCAATTTCAGCGCACGCCGGCGCGGGCAGGTCTATTCGCAGTACAGCTGCAACCAATGTCTTTTTCCAGCGACGGAACGCCTTCGCGCCGACCCGCTTTTCGCAAGCCGCGTCGGCCAGGGCGGCGAGCTTCTTCACGGCCGGGTCTGGCTTCCAACACGTACAGCGCAGGTCGACCTCGACACGGCCAGGCGGGCGGTTCAGCAGGCGAATCGCCGCCAGGACGGCGCGCCCGTAGCTGCGCGTCTCGTCAGGCGTCAGGTCGCGCTTGCGCTCCAGACGTCGCCATTTCTCGACGCTTGGCAGCGGGGGATAGGCCGGGCCGTGGCTGAAGCCGTTAGAAGCCCACTGTGTGTCGTAGCGCTCGAACGGCTCGCCATTGATCGTCGCGGAGTCGCGCGTGAACGCGCCGCCATACTCGCCAGCATAATAGCGCTCGGATTGTTCGTCCACAGTGCTTCTCCGGTTCGGCATGATCGCCGCGACGGCGCGCCCCTCTCACGGACGCGCCCGCGCTGCTTCACGAACGGACGAAATCAGGCACGCCGTCGTCAGAGTCGACGAACGCATAGCCGCGACCGGGCAGTCCGCCACCGAACCAGCGGCCACGCCACCCCCACTTGGCGGCCAGCGCCAGCGCGGCGGCGATGTGGTTTTCTTCAACGCCCACGGCGTGATCCCACGACAGGATCACCGATCCGGCGTCGGACGTAGCCTTGACGCGCGCACCACGCACGTTCGACGGGCCGAGGTATTTGGTCTGTATTGCTTGACGCATGTCAGGCTCCTGCGGTTTGGGCGCGCGCGACGAACGCGGCGGCGGTCTCAGGGTCGCGCCAGACGGCGCGCATGGCGATGGCCTCGCCAAAGCGGACAGGGCTCGCCTGGCGGCGCTCCAGACCAGCGTTGAGCAAGCGCCAATAGCGCAGGAGCGGCGTCTCGAACGGGGTGCGTTGCAACAGCATGGTCAGCCCTCCAGCTCTGCCGCGCGCCCAAACGCAGACGCGCACGCTTCTTCGTAGGCTTTCCGGGCGGGCGCGCACGCTTCTGCGTAGGCTTTCCGGGCGGGCGCGCACGCTTCTTCGTAGGCTTTCCGGGCGGGCGCGCACGCTTCTGCGTAGGCTTTCCGGGC